TTTGCTTAAAAAAGATGGAGTGTTCACTTTCATCATTGGCAATAGTGCTAACGGCAGTATTCGTCTTTATCGACAGCATGTAGGCCTAAAGGCTGGTGATGTTGTGCGAGTGGCTCCGGGCTGTGATCAGTCTTTGAAGACCTGTGATGAAGATTTTCATAACCATAAAAGATATGGCGGTCATACAAATATGCCGACAGAGAACCCATTAGAAACACAGTTAATCAAGTAGGTTGAAGATGAATATTGACATTATATTAGCTGGTTTTGATGCATCTCAAATTGAGCAAACCAAATCAGTTGCCTGGCTGCTCATCGGCCTTCTTGCTTTTAGTGCTGCGGTAGGGGTTTATAACTTCCTGCAAATGCGAAAAATGCAGAAGAAAAACCGTCCAAAACCAAACCAGCTAGACGGCACCATTGCGGATGAAGGTATTTCATTTTATGACTTGGCCGGCAGTCCGCATGTGCATACCAATATCACTGACATTTGGGATAAAACCAGTCAAGCCATTAAGAAGAAAAGTGGCGGCTTTCTGGGTATGGGTAAGACATCG